CCACTGCAACCAATGCAAGTGGACTGACGGGAACACCAGATATTGTAGTTGGTTCTGTAACAGGAACCACAGGTTCTTTCAGTGGAGATGTCTCCATTGGTGGCACACTTACCTATGAAGATGTCACTAATGTAGATTCAATTGGAGTTATTACTGCAAGAAGTGGCATCAATGTTACTGCTGGTGGTGCTGACCTAAAAGGCGTTCTTCAAGAGAAGGTAAATATTACAGCTGGTAAGTTGAGTGATAATACTAACATTAACCTAACCAACGGTATGGTTCATTACTTCACAACCACTGAAACTACAACATCCACACCAAATATAATGTCAACTGTTGGCATTAATACTGAGATGGCAACAGGTGACAATATCGCAGTCACCATCATCACAACAGCAGCAGCGGCAGGATACTCAACTTCTGTGAATATTGATGGCAATTATAATGATGTTAAGTGGATTGGTGGTTCAGATCCAACAACAGGTGGTACTAGTGGGTTAGATATTTACGCATTCAATATTATTAAGACTGGAAGTGCTGCCTATACTGTTATTGGCAACTTGTCAAATGCTGTTTGATAAGGAGGATTAAATAATGTTTAATGAACATCACAAAAAAGAAATGCCTCTTCTTGGATTACTTGGACTTGGTGGAGGTATTGCAAGGGCTGGTGGTGCTGGAGGGATCACTGCAACTGGCGGAACAATGTTTCCACATAATGGATATATTGTTCACGTTTTCACAACCACTGGTCCTTTCTCAGTAACAGAAGGCAATGGAACTTTTGAATATCTTATCGTCGCAGGTGGTGGTAGTGGTGGTAATGTTCAAACTAATGCAAACTATGGAGGTGGTGGAGGTGGTGCCGGTGGATTTAGAACTGGTAGTACAACAATAGCAGCACCTGCAAGTATGACAGTAACCATTGGTGGGGGTGGAGCTGCACAAACAAGTGGAGATCAAAGAGGAAATAGTGGAAGTATTAGTTCTATTAATTTTCCAGCAGGAACAATAACATCCGCAGGTGGTGGTGGAGGTGGAGGTGCTACTCCAACAGCTCAACAAGACGGTGGAGATGGTGGATCTGGTGGTGGTGCATCTCTTGCCGGTAGAAGAGGTTTTGGCAACACTCCACCAGTCTCTCCGTCACAGGGAAATGATGGTGGTGGTTCACCATCTCCAGGTTCTGTTCCCGCTGAGGGTGGTGCTGGCGGTGGTGGTGCTGGTGGAGCTGGAGCTTATTTAAACTCGCAAGGTGGACCCGGTGGAGATGGGAGTCAAGCGCCTGCAACATTTAGATCTCCGACAAATCCATACGGAACTCCAGGTGCAAATCCAGATGGATTTTATTTTGCTGGCGGTGGCGGTGGCGGTAATGGAACTCCAAATCCGGGTAGTGCTCCACCATCAGCTCCAGGAGGAGGTGGAATTGGTGGTTATAATGCCACGCCACCATCAGACAGAAATGGAGATACAAACACTGGAGGAGGTGGTGGAGGATCATTTGGTTCCCCTGGAGATAGTGCTCTAAATGGTGCTGGTGGATCTGGAATTGTATTGATTGCTTATCCCGAATAAATACATCACTGGAGTTAAAACCAGACTTGATAAAAGAATGTTATTTGCAACACATCTTTTGCGCGATAAATGCTTTAAGGAATCTGAATAATAACCACTTGACAAACTGTCCACCTTTGCCCCCAGAACACCACTGGGGGTCTTATAGTATGTGCATACAACACACAGGGGGTATGACCACCACACACAAACTAATCTTCATTGCATCCTTTGTATGGATGATGCAGTGGGGAACTCGTGTAACTTCGCTTGCTATCCATGCACTATATTGAAGTGTTACCAGAGGGGTCTAAAATTGCCTGTGAGAGCACTGTTGATTGGTTCCTTATGGAATACCTATCTGATCATGGGATAGATCTCACAGTGGAGCATTTAGACCTCTCTGATGAAGGTGTAACTGGTTGGTGTATGAAACTGGGACCATCTGAGTTTATAATTCAAATACATGATGGTCTTACAGGTGATGAATACACTTCCACTATTTTACATGAACTATATCATGTGTATCAACATTTGAACAATTTACCTCAATGTGAAATGTGTGCTTACCTAGCAGAGAAACAACTACTTGACAAGTATCAAAATCATTGCTAGACTAGGTTTGTCCAGGATGAAAGGTTAATTACGCGATTCTTTAAAACACTATGAAGACTAAATTTGTCACTGTGAAACCTGTGAGTAGGAAAGCAAAGAATCGCTTTTCTAACTTGATGAATGAGTTGCATTCATGTAGAGTGGAGCAGGAAGACCAAGAGAAGATGTTTCTTGCTTCTATTACTGGCAAATACTTCTTTTGGATGAGTAAAGAAAATGATCAACATTGGAGCATCATCAAATGACCATCTCTTATAACAAAACTTGGGAAGTAATGAATGGTCTTGAAGAATCATTCAATCGTATTATTGCCCTTGAACATATGATTGTAGACTTACAAGAGGCAGTAGATAATGAGGATAAGCAAAGTATCATTGATTTGACACATGCTATGAATGCTTTTATTTCTGTGTATATTAGACAGTATGAGAAAGCATCACAACGTGCTTGGAACAATACAGTAGGAGAGGTTCGTAAGATTGATAATCCATATCATGTTAAGGATGATGAAGTAGATTATGATGAAATTATTAAATATGAGGAAACTTTAACAAAAATAGACTATAATAGTATAGACCTCTCTCTTGACTAACCTATGACTCTTCCTTCTAACAACAAACTAGTTGATACAGAAGTAGAATCTATGAAAAAAGCAGTTCAGGATGCTGGCATTCGTGCTGTGCATCCTGATAAACTAGAAACCTTTGCTGCCCACCTTGTTAATAAATTGAAAAATGAGCATTCATCGCAAACTTGAAAACATTGAAATCACTGACATTGATGACTTTCTAGCAGAATGTCAAGAAAAAGCAAATGAACTTGGCATTACACTTGAATATTATCTTGAAGAGTTTTTGTGAATAAAGAACAAGAAAAACTCATCATTGCTCTTAATCAAGTGGAAAATTTAATCACTTTGCTTAAGGGTAATGAGTGGGAACAGTATCTCCTTACTAAACTGATTTCAGTAAAATATGAATTAGAAAGACAGTTGACTAATTTAGACAATTCTAGTAAAATTAAAAAGTAATTTAAGGAGACAATGAAGTATCTCTATATTGTTGACCACTTTGTGCCATTTCCTCAAAGTGAATATGGTGGTCTTTGGAATGTAATTGCTGAAAGTGATGAGCAATGTTTTGACATCATTGTCTGTGAGGATGAAGAACTTAATTTAGGTTGCTATGGTAAGTTGAGAGAGAACATCAAAAGATGCTCTAAATATGCCTTGGTAGATGAACTAGAATCAAAAGTAATTACGTCCTTTATTACCTAATTCAATGTCTAACCCAACAGATCCAACAGATCCACTGTATGATCCCACTGACAAGTATTTGAAATACAAAGTGGATTTTCATGCTAATGTTCAGCATGATGAAGATGAATGGGATCCAAATACAGATGGAAACATTTCTAATCCAAAAAATCGTCACAGAGATAAACTTTTAGATGATTTCTGTGATACACATCCAGGTTCTCCACAATGCAAGGTCTTTGATGAATGACTGACAAACAAAAAGCAGCACTTGGTTTGATGATTGAAAGTGTTCTAAAACCTGATAGTAAACTAAGAGGGTGTGCGCACAATCAAGGATGTTATGATGAGTTAATGAGTTGGCGTGCTAAGATGCTGGAGATGCTTTACAGTTATGAAAAAGAAAGTTAAATTCTCATACAAAGAAACTGATACAGTTTTTGGAAACTATGACATTATGTTTCCACAAACTGATAATACCAAAACTTGTAAGGTAGAATTTGATGGTGATGCAGAAATCAGAGACTACTTTAGTCAATTTACTAAGTTTTTAGTAAAAACTGGTTTTACCAAAGAAGAAGTCTTTGAACAAATCCTTCGTTATTGTAACTATCAAGATGAAATTTCCCCATAAAGCACCTTTTGGTTATGAATATTGGAGTGATGAATATTCCAAAACTATTACTAGAATTTGGATTCGTAATCTAGGTCAGTTCTCATATACTGATGAACAACCCAGCAGTGTATGGGGATTCTTTAATAGAAAGACTAAGCAATTCATTGCACCAGTCAATCCAAAAAAACCAGGTAAAGTGGTAGATATTAATGACACCACTCCCTATTCAGCAATGCAACTTAATCTCAATCCATTAGAAAGAGCATTTCAATGACCTACACCCCTCAAGTTCATGATTATGTGAAATGGCATCATAATGAATTGATTGATGAGGGTTGGGTATATTTTGTTGGTGATGAGTATTGCACCATTGAAACTGGTGTAAAATGCAAAGATGATAAAAACATTGCCCATTGTCCTATTCATGAAAAAATACACACATTAGTAGTTTGTCATAACTGGTATTGGCATGAATTGGAATATATAAAGTCCAGAGAAACACATTATGATTAAAAGAATTATTCTGTCCACATTGTTGTCTGCATCTGTATTAACAGGTGATGCTATCGCTAAACCTGTTAAAGATTATTACACCATGGATTCCATGGGTTGTATGTTGTTGCGTGAATGCACAGAAGGTGTGGAGGAAGTATTCTCCATGCTTGATATTTCATCAAACTATGAGAATCCAGAACGTTACACAGGTGTAACTCAAGAGTTTCACAATATGTTAGTGTCACTCAATCAGATTGGTGTAAAGGTATATCTTGCTGATGAGAAGTATTTTCCAGTAGGACATCGTGGTGTTTACCACACTGTGAGTAATAACTTCTTCTTGAATAAAAGATTTATGAATCGTCCTCATGTACTAATGACTGTAATGCGTCATGAGGGATGGCACGCAGCACAGGATTGTATGGCAGGAACCATTAAGAATAGTTTGATTGCTATCATCAAACCAGAAAAAGATGTTCCTAAAGTTTGGCGAGAGATGGTTGAAAAATCTTACCCCAAATCTGCTGTTCCTTGGGAAGCAGAAGCAAAATGGGCAGGTAGAACTGAAGGAATGACTGCTGCTGCACTTAAATCATGTGCTGCTGGTACAATGTGGACAGACTACACACCAACACCACTCACTAGAAAGTGGTTAGTGGAAAACGGATATATTAAGGACTAAATTATCCATGTGGAGATTGTGGGCGCTTGCTTTAGGTAGAAAAGATGGCAGAGATGAAAAAGAAGCAGATAAAATTGCCATTATCAGATCTGTCATTATGTTTCAGTTGGTTGTAACCAATATGTTCATTATATCAGGGAATGTTAAAAATTTATTCTTTGACACTAAATATATTGCATGTCCAGTAATGGAAGTGTCCACCACCCCTTGACTCTATGATGGGGTTGCTCTATCATTAGAAGGTAATCAACAGGAGTGCTTCCAATGTCTTTCACTGCATATCCCCAAAAAGTAAAGTATCGTGTGACTCTTGAGATTGATGTAATGGATGATTTTTCTCCACACAATATTGATTGGGAAAAAATTCTTGATATTCAAGGATCTGAGTCTGTAAAAGCATATGTGGAAGATTTGAGCACTCCTGATCGTTGGTGACTAAATTAGTCATTGGTGGATATAAATAATACTAAGACAAATTATCCACCAATGGCATACTATATCACCAGACCAGAGGCATTAAATCCATCCAAGGTAGTTTATTATACTGGTGGCAATACTTGGTCTGATAATTCAGACAATAAAGCAACTTTTACTGAGTCTGAAGCAAATCAGATTATTCTTAATCCTGATGGTAAAAATGGTGGATTTGCCAACGCTACTGTGGTGTCAGAATGAAAAGTTTCCAACAGTTTATTGCTGAAGCAAACTATGATCCAGAGATTCAGGGTCGTAGTCAAATTAAACAAACTGGTGAGGGTGGACGTAAAGAACCCAAGAGAGATACTGCATCAAGAAGACGCCCAGGTGTGAAACCTAGAGTTAAAGCAGTTGGTGGTGGAAAAACAGCACCAGTTGGTGAATACAAAACTAGAAGTGATGTAGGAACCACAAAAGCAAGAAGTGAAAGAGAACAGCAACCAACAAAAGAACGTGGTTCTGCTGAAGTTAAACAGTCATATGCTGATAAAGTAAAAGCAGAAAGAAGAGCAGCAGCAAAAGCACGTGCTGCTGCTAAAAAAAGTGGTGGTGAAGTTAGTAAATCTACCACATCTTCTAAAGATGCTGAGAAACAAGCATCTAAACTCCTGAAGAAAAAAGAGACTAAAAAAGTAGCACCTGGATATAAACCTAGAGAGGCATCTGGTTACACTAGGCAAGAAAGAATGAAAATTACTAGGGCAGGTGAACGTGAACTGAAAGGCATTATGAAGAAACAGGAGACTGACAAATATAAGAAAGAAACTGGAACCAATCCTGATAGAAAGGGAATGACCAAGATTTTAGGTAGAGTTAATAGAAGGATGACAACATGAAAACATTCAAACAGTTTGTTAACGAAGTCTATGCTGGTCAACCTATCACAGATAGGGAACCAACTGGTGTCAAATCTGGTTCAATTGGTGCTACTACCAAACCAAAACAACCTAGTCTTTTAGATAAGATTAGAGGTAAAGCAAATGCCAAGAAAGCAACAAATAACACTGCTAAACAGGCAGGGCAATCTGTAAAGAATGCCACTGATAATACTGCTGGAACAGGTTCACAAAGAAAACCACAACCCTATAGACAAGCAAACAAAACTGCATCACCTAAACCAGAAAAAGGTGGAGCACTTGCTAAGAGTGGTGATAAAAAAGAACCAATAGCAAAAACTAAATCTTCCCCTATTCAAAAGGCGAAAGTTAGTGTGCAACAACCTAATAGACCTATGTTAGGAACAGCACAGAGACCTGATTTGACAGGTGCTAAACCTCAACCACAATTATCTCCTTCTCCACAACAAAAGAGACTTCCTGGTGCTACTCAACAACAATTGCCTGCTAATGCTCAGAGAAAGGCATTACCTATGGCAAGGAGTTAAAGTTAGTAACCTCCAAAGGTCTTCTATAGTGTCCAGAGCACACTGCTCAAATTCATTTAATTATGCAAGACAAAATCAATCAAGTTAAGACTTTTGTTCAGGAGAATGTTTCCAATGAACTCCTGAAGAACATTGGTCTTTCCACTGCTATTTTGTTTGTGGTGATTGTTGCACAACTTCTCATTCATGAAGTTGTATATGTTATTGACAGCATACCTGTGTTCAATGGTGTGATGGAACTTGTTGGACTTATTGCTGTCATTAACTTCACACTCAATAATCTTCTCACTGCTGAACAACGCACTGAGTTCACTGAGAAAGTTCAAAACTATCTGAAAGAAGTCACTGCTTGAGGAGTTTATCTCCTCTTTTTTATCTTTATTACTAATTGACTACTATGACTATTTTTATTGCAAAAGGTGCATGGCACGACAAACGTGGTGCACGTCATAACTTTGAGATTGAATCTGACAGAGCAGAACGTAGGTTCATTATTGAACTTGTAGAGGCACAATATCCAGCAACACGTGTTACTGTCAACTCTGTTAGGCGACGTCCTACTGAAAGCACAATCTCATCTAATCAAGGTCAGCAAGCAATAAGAGACTCAGAGTCCACTCCAGTGACATCAGGAAGCACAGGATTTGGTCCTGTTGGTAATGTTGCTTCTAGTATCACTGAAAGTGATAATGGAGGTGTGCAACTGTTTGGTTTACTTGCACTCATTGCAGGTTGTTACATTGTGTGGTTTTCTGCACCTGTAATTGCATTTGTTGGCAGTGGTGGACTTGCATTTAAGGCAGTCAAAAACCGCACTAGTGATATGCAATGGGCAAAAAGAACTGGTGTATTCTTGTTAGCAACTGGTCTCGTGTCAATGACATCATTCCATGGTACAATTGCAACTCAAGAGAGTCTGGTAACATGGTGGAATAACATTGAGACAACAGAAGAAGTCTCTAGAAATTAAAGTTAGTAACCTCCAAAAGTCTTTATTATTACAAGCACACACTTAATGATTACACTTCGTCCCCATCAGCAGACTGCAATCAATGCAATGCGTCAGTCTGCACTGGGTCAGATTATTGTCCCCACAGGTGGTGGTAAGACTTTGATTGCAATTATGGATGCAGTCAAACGCTTTGAAGTCAATACTCCTAGAAACATTGTTGTTGTCTGTCCTCGTATTCTGTTGGTTGAGCAACTCTCTGCTGAGTATCTTGAGCATGTGACTAATGCAAATGTCCTCCATGTTCACAGTGGAGAAACTAAACACTTCAGGACTACCAAACCTGAGCGTATCAAACTGTTTGTGGAGATGTGCAATACTGTGCGTGAGCACACTATCATCTTCACCACTTATCACTCTTTGCATCGCATTCAAGAGGCAGGTATTGATGTAGATACTATCTACTTTGATGAGGCACATAACAGTGTTCAGCGTCACTTCTATCCTTCCACAGAATATTTCAGCAAGAAAGCAGATCGTTGCTTCTTCTTTACTGCAACTCGCAAAACTTCTGTCACTACCAATAAACCAGGCATGAACTGGGTTGAGACTTAT